TGCTGGAATCAGCGGTGGTAAGGAAAACACCACTGACGCAAACACCGCTGGTATGCTGACGATGTGGACATCTCCAAATGGAGGTTCGCCCACTACCCGTCTTACTATCGACTCCTCCGGCAACGTCGGCATCGGGGTTACGCCGAGTGCGTGGGGAAGCCTCTGGAGGACAATTGATCTGGTTGGAGGTGGAAGGGTTTACACCGTAACCGGAACTGGAACTACTGGTTTGTGTTTCAATGGGTTCAACAACAACACGAATTGGCTGTATCAATTTTCTACTGTCGCTTCGCGTTTTGAGCTTCAACAGGCCGGAAATTTTGCTTGGTTCACCGCCCCCTCCGGCACCGCTGGCAACGCCATCACCTTCACGCAGGCGATGACGCTGGATGCGAGTGGGAATTGGTTCATAGGTAAGACAGCAACCGGACTCGGAACCGTAGGTATTCAAGCATCACCATCTGGGTGGTTTCAAGCAACCGTCAGCGGTGACGCATCTCTTTTTACCAATCGACTGGCGAGCGATGGTAAGACAGTCCAACTTTATCGTCAGACTCTTGAGGTTGGAAACATCTCTGTAACCACCACCGGAGCAACATTCAACAGCACTTCCGATTACCGTCTGAAGGAAGCTGTCGCTCCGTTATCTGGCGGTCTTGCTCGCGTTAATGCGCTGAAACCTTCCGTCTACAAGTGGAAGTCGAACGGTTTGTCCGGTGAAGGCTTCTTGGCCCACGAACTTGCTGAAGTGGTTCCGTTCGCTGTAACTGGCGAAAAGGACGCTGTGAACGAAGACGGCAGTATCAATGCTCAGTCGATTGATATGTCCCGAGTGGTTCCGATTATCGTCGCTGCCATCCAAGAACTCGCCGCCGAAGTCAACGCTCTCAAGAAAGCCTAATTTATGACCATCTCTTGGATCATCGAACGCCTTCTCGTTAAGCCGACCGAAGGCTCCTACACCAACGTGGTTGTTACCGCTGATTGGCGGTGCAACAGCGTCGAGACTGTCGGAACTGGAGACGACGCGAAGACCTATTACGGAACCGCTTACGGATCGTGCAGCTTCGCGCCGCCGACCGGATCGTTCACGCCTTACCCCGACCTTCAGCCCGAGCAGGTGCTGGACTGGTGCTATCCGAACGGAGTCGATCAAAAGGCCATCGAAGCCAACGTCACCGCGCAGATCGAAAACCAGATCAACCCGCCGGTTGTGAGTTTGCCGTTGCCGTGGGTGGCTCCGGTTCCGGTTGTGGTGGAAGAGCCGGTTGTTGTTGCCGAGCCTGCGGTTGTTGCCGATGCTCCGACCGTATGATCAAGATCGAACTCACACCGCAACAGGCCCAGCAGCTCGCCCAACTCGTTGAAATCGCCATGAAAGCTGGAGGCGTTCCCAATATCAGGGTCGGCCAGCCGCTCTACGACATCATCGAGGCCGCACTCATCAACTCACAGACACCAAAATCCTCAGAGTAAATGGACGCAACCAACCACGGCGGAACGAACGGCCTAGCGATCTCGCTGGGCACCGCGGCAGCAGCCACAGCAGCCTCGCTGCTTCCTCAGCTCACCGACGGCATCCGATTCATCTCCGCCGTGGTTGGCCTCATTGCGGCCTGTGTAGCGCTCTACAAAGCCCTGAAGAAATGAAGAACACCAAGACCACTCTCGCCGGAATCGGCGCCATCCTCGTTGCCATCGGCGGGGCCATGAAGGCCCTGTTCGACGGTGACCCCAGCACCAACTTGGACATCACCACGACCATCGCAGCGGTGACCGCTGGCATCGGCCTGATCTGGGCCAAGGATGCCAAGGACGCCGATCCGAAGCCGTGAACTGGATCTACCAGATCCTCAAGGCACTGCTCGATTGGTTCCGCGAGACACCACCCACCAACATCAACCATGGAAAAGCACCCGAAGATCTCAAAGCCGACCTGGCTGGCCGTGTTGCTGACCTGCCTGGGCTGCCAGACCAAGGTGGTGATGGTCCCGCACGGTGACCCTGTGATGCTGGCCAAGCCAATCAAGGCCAGCGTCTATGCTTTCGATGCGAACAAGAAGCTGGTGGGGCCGTCCAAGGTGACGCTTCCTGCCGGCTGGTACGTCCTGCCCAAGAACTAACATGGCCCAGCAAATCATCAACATCGGCACCATCGCCAACGACAACACCGGGGACACGCTCCGAGGCGCCGGGCAGAAGATCAACGACAACTTCGACGAGCTCTATGGCAACCTGCCGATCGACGCAGCACCGGCCACCTGGGCGCCTACGCTGACCGATTCGGGCGGTGGCCGTACCTACGCCATCACGACCAACACGGCCCGTCACACCTCGATCGGATATGTGACCACATTCACTGCGGACATCACTGTCAACTCGGTGGCTGGATCCGCTACAGGCCAGCTCCGACTGACGCTGCCCGATACGGTGACGTATACCACGGCGGCCGCTGTATGGCTCACCAATGCCACAAACCAGGCCAAGACAATGATCATCGCCCGGGTGGTTGGCGGAACCAATTACCTCGAGCTGTCTTCCTTTGAAACGGGAACCACATCGAGCCTGGCCGGGCATCTACAGGCGACCAGCCGCTTGATCGTGTCCGGCGTCTACTTCACAGCCTAATGACCACCATCGGCTCCAGTCTCCAGCAGGGCATGACGGTGCTCCAGCAGATGCTGGGGGCGCCCATGTTCATCTGGGAGGGCTCGTCGATCCGATGCATCCCGGCAGCCGTCACCGATGCTAACACACCGATTGCCGGTGGCTTCCAGGACAACGTGGCATCGAGGATCCTGGTCAAGTTCAGCGACTGGAAGACATTCGACAGCACGCTGGTCTCGATGGATACCACGCTTTACACGCTCGACCAAGGCACCGAGTTCTCTCGGCTGCAGCGTGAGGACAATGGCTTCATCTTCCTCGAGAACACCGACCGAATCGCCCTGACCTTTTGCAAACCCCGCCCGGTGGTCGGCCGGACATTGGTCTACCAAGGCCGGACCCTCCGCATCATGTCCTGCCGAGTGGATGCCTCCGGCGCCTACTACAGCCTCGAACTAGGAGCGAAAACCCGGTGAGGCCTGTCGTAAACATGACGGTGGATTCAAGCCGCTTCGATGCAGCAATGAAGGCCTACCTGCTTTCGACCAGCCGCGACCTTCACAAGGCCATCAATGCCCGATTTTTCTTCCTGATGGTTCGACTGTTTGTCCTGGTGCCTCCTAAGAGTCCAGGCCAAGAACGGCGCCGCATTGCCGACTACCTAGGGAAGCCACTCGGCGACGTGAACCGGAAGAGTAAGAAGACCGGCAAACGCATCGGCAAGTCCCGCCTGCTTCGACGGGTGCACCTGATCGCCCAGGCACGCGAGGCCAAGGCAGGTCGCCGCGGTCTCTATGGCGAGGAGATGAAGGCAGCCGCCTCGGCCCTGATGCGTAAAGCCATCGGCTCTGTCGGATACCTACGCTCCGGCGTGGTCAAGGTGATCCGGATTTACAATCGGGGCTTCACGCAGTTTCAAAGCCCAAAATGGAAGCCTCTGTCGAAGCCTGCAGGCTACAAGGCGCCCAAAAAGACGAACGCTGCCCTGGTGGCCCTTGCCAACCAGTACGGCCTGCCCGAGGAGAACGTGGCCGTGCACAAGGGCACCAAGGCCCGAGGCATCCAGGCAGTCCCGGGCTTCAACCCTACGGCCTCGGTGGTCATGACTGCCGGCGTGGCCGATAACCAATACAACCGAGTTTCTACCATCTACAACACCGCAATGCAGAAGGCCATGGACGACGAGCTGGTCGAGCTGACCAGCCACATGACCGAGGCTATGCTTGCTAACGGCAAGGTGCTGGAGGACAACGGGATCGCCATCAAATGAACGCTGTCTCACTCAGAGCAGAGAAGGCCGTGGCAGACTACCTGGCAGCCGCCGACTGGTCGGGCTCCGGCGCCGGCGTCCCGACCTGCCTGACGTCCTACAGCCGCGGGCTGTACGACGACCCGGATCTCGAGGACGTCATGCCCAACTTCCCGAGGCTGGTGGTCTCGACCAACTCGGCCCGGCCTGTTCAACGGGTGGACCTGACGAATGAGGTCGAGGTTTCTGTCGAACTGCAGCTATCGGCCGACGACACCGACGAGGCTGCTGTCCTGACCACCGTGCAGGTGCTCGACAATCGGATCCTGCCGCTCTTTGACGACTCCGGGGCCTCCGCCTTGGATGCGCCAACAAACGACGCCAGCGGCCCGTTTACGGCCCAGTTCGCCGCCCCCCTAGACTTTGGGGCTGCCTCAATCTCCAATAGGTCCAGGACGTTCACCCGGACCTTCACCCTTTACTGCAGCGCAACCCTCTAACTCAAACCACACATGGCTAACACTCAAGGCAGCAAATACATTTTTGGATCACCGGCGACCCTCGAACTTTACGACGCCGCAGGCGCCCTCGTTGTCACCGGGTACGTCTCGCCAGACATGGAGTCTTACGACATTACCCATGAGGCCGACACCGAAGAGGTGCGGAACAGCTCCGGTGAGGTTGTCGGACATATCGGCTACAACAACCGCCTGACCCTGACCGTGAACTTCATCCCGGCCAACACGACCAGCGTGGCTAATGCCAAGCTGTCGGCGGCCCTTCCTGATGTGAATGGCACCTGCATCATCAGCGGCGCTCCGGTGATCGAGATAGGCGGCTACATTGACGCCATCAACGCCGTGACCGGAAACCGCTGGATCTACGCTGGCGGTGGTTCGATCAAGACCACGGCCACCGGAAAGGCCACCGGCACGATCACCTTGAAGCGGTACGCCAACATCACCGTCACCGGCGCCGCTACCAGCCTGTGAGCCAACTGGCCGACATCCTGACAGCGACGGCCAAGCCCTGCCCGGTAGTGATGGGGCTCCGGCTGCTGCCGTATTCGGTGGGGCACTCACTGGTGCTCCATCGTATTGGCTCGCCGCTGGTTGTCGGAGGCCCTGTCGGCCGCGCGGATCTCATGACCGCGGTGCTCATCTGTTCTCAGCCCGTCCAGGAGTCGCTGGCGGCGATCTATTCGCCCCTCCGCAACCTGGCTCTGAAGGTGTGGGCATGGAAGGTCAAGCGCCTGTTATTCGATGCCGAGCTCGACAAGTGGAACGAATGGATGGCCGGGCAATCGACCGCACCGGAAATCCTGATGAAACAGGGCAATGCCAGGCAGCTCTCAATGCCTTGGCCCGAGCGGATGCTGGCCTGCTGCCTCGAGATCGGGCTCGAGGAGAACACCGTGCTGGCCATGCCCATCGGTGACGCCGAGCGCCTTGTCCTGGCTCGGGCTGAGACTCATGGTGATGTCGAACTGTGGAGTCCGAAGGACGAGGCTCTCTGGCGATGGATGAAGCAGCAGGAAGCAACCAAGAACTGACACCATGGCAATCTTCTCATTACTCGCCAAACTCGGCCTCGATGGCACCGCGTTCGAGACCGGTCTAAAAAGATCGCAGTCGATGGCCAAGGGCATCGGCCGAGAGATCTCCGGTTCACTGGCTGGGATGTTCGCAGTCGACAAGATCGCCGAGTTCGGAATGAGAGCCATCGAAACAGCCGGAAAGCTGAACGACCTTTCCACTCGACTCGGTGTGTCGGTCGAGTTCCTGCAGGAGATGCAGTACGCCGCGGAACAAAGCGGCGCCAGCCTTGAGGACGTCGCTGGAGCTGTTGAGAAGATCTCAATCGCCCGAATGAAAGCCTTGTCTGGAGATAAGGCATCCATTGAGCTGTTCGACAAAATGGGAATCTCGATGGAGACGGTCAAAAAGGGTTCCGAGGCGATATTTTTAGCCACTGCAAAGCCGTTCTTCGAAGGCGTGGATCCTCAGAAACTCATCGGTCCATTGAGAGAGCTGGCAGGAAAAGGGGCTGGTGCACTGATCCCAGCAATGGCAGAAGGCCTGGATGCAGCCGCGGAAAAGGCTCGAAACCTTGGCCTTGTGATGTCCAACGAGGTTGTGGCTTCTCTCGACGAGTTCAACGACCGCGTTGACACCATGAAGAAAGGCCTCGAGGTCGGAATCGGAACGATGATTGCCGACTTTGGCTCCCCTTTACTTCGACAACTCGACGCACTTGGTGCAGGCATCCAAGGCTTGTTTGGCGCCATGTTCGACCCAGGCCGCGCAGGCTTTCAGATCGACCACTGGTTCCAGCAGTTCTCCCAATCCAGAAGGACGGCCTTGGATGAAATGGATGCGGAGGCCGAGGAAAAGAAAGCCGAGCGCCAACGACGGGAGGAAATGCGGGCGAAGTCGAAGATCGTCGAGCAGCAAGCCGCATTCAAGACCGTGGCCGTCTCCGCCTCCACCGGCGACCAGCTCGCCCGCACTGGTGGCTTCACCGCTTTCCAGTCCAACATGGACCGCTACTTTGGCAACGTGAGGACGCAAGCCCAAGACCTCCGAGACATCGCCAAGAACACCAAGAAGACGGCGGATGCCGTTTCCGAATAACATGGCAACGATCCAACAATCCACCGAGCTGTCGGCCTTCCCAGGGTACATCGAGGTAAGCCGCCGATTCGACCAGTCGGGCTCAGGGACCGGCCCGGTGTGGACGATTGAGTACCGCGGAACGAAGGATGCCATTCGGTTTGCTACGCTTGGTTGGTCGAACATCGGCGCCAAGTACAGCACCACCGAGGACGGCCCCTATGCCTCGGCAACCGTTATCTTCTCAGGCCCGACTGCGGATCCTGGCAATCCGATAGACGCCGCAATCATCCCGGTGGCCGGACAGGAGACACCGGAGATCCGATACGAGTTCCGGACTGACTACCTAGACATCTCCCTTTTCGCCCTGCCTGCCGTGGCTGCCGAAGCTGAAGCAACGGGAGATCCTGCCTTCTACAAGAAGACCATCGAGGACGCCGTTTCAAGCGGCCAGCAACTCACCGACGTTTCACCGCTTGGCAACCTGCCGCTGGCCAAAAAGGTTTTCCAGAAGCTCTGCCGCGGCGAGGACTCATTCCCAGTCGGAAGAATCAGCCTGAGCCGTGTGGCCATGTTCTCAGGTAGCCTCGGCCTGCCGCAGGTACCCCAAGGCATCCCGCCCGTCTACACCCCGACCAGCTTCATCACTGCCTGGAACCTGCCATTCTCGGTCTACTCAATGCTCCCGGCTGTTCCCATTGATCCGAAGACCGGAAAGCCTGCAGCACCATCGGGAACGACTTGGGGCTGGAAGCAAACGAACTACTCCTCGAGCCTGATCGTGAAGACCAACATGGTGGAACAGAACATCTCCTGGACGTTCGCTCCATACGACACCGACATTTACCCGATCCTCTAACACCAACACCCAACACCCACACAATCTATGGCAGATGAAATCCAAATGACGGCCCGGCTCTATGCCGCTAAGAATGGCGCCTACCTCCCGAGCGTCACCTACACCAAGAGCGTCACCATGTCCGGCACCGACATGGGCAGCCAAACCCAAGTGATCGGCACCACCGTCGAGGCCTTGAGTGTGCCTGTCGACGTGAATGCGCCCTACAAGCTGCTGGTGAGCAACCTCGACAGCACCAACTTCGTTGACTTGGGCTTTGTATCTGGCACCTACACCATGCGAATCCCGGCAGGTGAAACCATGCTGATCCCCTACGTTGCCTCGGGCCAGACGCTCTACTTCCGAGCCGATACCGCCGCGGTGACCGTGCAGTCGACCTTCTGCGAAATCTAACCAACCACCCGCCATGGCAAACGAAGTACAAATGTCGGCCAGGCTATTCGCCGCCAAGGGCGGGGCCACCATCGACGGAACAACCTTCACGGTGACGGCCAACATGACCGGCACCGACATGGGGCAGCAGACGCAGGACGTTGGAAACAGCGACGAATCTCTCGACCTGACGGCCGACCTGTCGACGCCTTACCGGGTGTTGATTCGGAATCTCGACACTATCAACAGTGTTCTGGTCGGAGGATACAACGCGACGATTTACCCGAATATCGTCTATCCAATCCGGATCGCTCCAGGCGAGTTCTGCCTGCTTCCTCGTATCGACTCGGGCTGGACCACGCTGGTCAAATCCAGCGCCGGAACAGTCAAAATCATGACCCAGTTCTGTGAGCTGTAAGCTATGGCTTTACAACTGCCAGCCAAACTCTCGGAGCGCGGTCTGAAGGCAGACCATGCTCGAGCCATTAACCAACTGATCGAGGCCGTCCGACGGGTGCAGCTCGTCGCCGGCCCCGGTCAACGGGTGGAACAGAACGCGAACGGCACCGTGCTGAAGACCCAGCCGGCCGTCACCCAGACAGCCGAGGAGTCCTGGTTCTATTGACCACCCATGCCTTTCGCCACCAGCCGGACCGACCGGATGTTTACGGCCCGGAACCTGAACAGCCTCTATTCTAGGGCAGACCAGAAATGCGCCCGGGTGCTGGATGACAAGTCGCCACTGTTCGCCAACTCCGCGGCAGGCGTCTGGGAGGGCCAATACCCGTATGGCGTCTGGTACGTCTTCCGCAACGATCCGGCCTCTTGTAGGCGCCTCAGAGACACGGGAGCTGGCATTCCAGGCATCGGCTCTGTCTACCGGGACAACCACGACCAGACGCAGGTGGCCATCGAGCTGTCGAAACTGGAGAACCAGTACCTCGACACCGAGCGCGGCCAGGTCTACATCGACCACCCGATCATCGGCGCCGACCCGTTCACCTGTGACATCGGAACCATTCACTTCAGCTTCGAGCTGCTGACCCGGGAGATCGACGGGATCCGATACGACATCCACCTCGGATGGGATCCGGATGCCGGCAACGGCACTTCCTACGTCCGGGGCAGCCTAGGTGCAGCCATCGACCCGACGCTGCCTCCAGGGCGCATCCACAAACACCGGCTGGCCGTGGCCGAGATCGCCCTCGAGGGCCAGCTCGACTTCCGGATCCCGAGAACTTACCAGCGCTACGACTGCTACCGGGTGCACAACTGCAACCCGAAGGCAGCGGTGGTCTACCTGCAACTGCCCGACGGGAGCACTGACAGGCAGTTTGTGGCTGCCGGGGCCTGCCGCACCTTCCGGCGCCGTCCTGATGGCACCTGGGCCTACCGCTGGCCGGGTGGCGACTTCAGCCGCTACTTCTTCCCGTACTTCACAGGCGACATCCCGTTCCTGGCTGAAGGCCCGCCGTCCTGGTCGAAGACGAGCACTCAATCGGAGTTTCTGGCGCTGGAACGGTCGAGCCAGGCCAACAACGTCTCGAACCCGTTCATCATCAACGAATGGCGCCGGGTGATGCAGGCGGTTTACGACCCGTTCCTGCCCTACGATATCCGGCAGGTTTACTCCGGAGTTTATGCCGACCCGACCGACGCCAACACGACGATAGGAAACGCCGTATTTACCTGGGGCCGTGCCCGGGTGATCTACTACAACGCGGCAGGTGACGCCTACGACGACCAGATCCGGATCTTCACCGGCACCATTGCCTTGGCCGACCAGATCAAGGCCTTGGGTGTGGATGTGACGGTCAACCCGACCGATCTCACCATGGTCAGCCGCCGCGGTCTCATTCGCATTCTGCCTATCGACTGCAACATCTTTACGACCGCATCGGATCCGTTCTGGGAGATCACCACGGCCGGAACCACGATCTCGACGGTCTACCCGGTGCAGTACACCACCGAGACACCCGGATCCGGAACCGGGGCGGTTACATGGACCGCGGGCAACGAACCGACCATCTTCGAGTCAATGCGCGACCTCCGGCGCCGGGTGGCTGTCGAGCTGGGATTCCTGAACACTTATGACGAGGTGGTCGACATCTCGGAGGAGAAGGTCAGCCAGGTGACAATGACGCCGGCCGGGCTGTCTGTCAGGGGCTCCACATCCTACGGCATTGACGGAAACCTCCTGGTCAACTTCGAGACCACGGCCGAGAACAGCACGCTCTGGATTGACAGCAGGCCCGTCGGATTCGGCGTAGGACCGTGGCAGAACTTCCGGTTCACCTCCGGCACCAAATCGTTCCTTCTCGCCGTCCCAGGGGCATTGGCATTCCCGGGCCTGCAATGGGCCAACGTGTTACCGGCCCGAAGCTGCACATCAAGCACCGGAGCAATCCAGCAGGTCGAGGCGCTCAACTCTGCCTTCATCCCGCCGGGCGGGCCTTGGGGCTTTTCATCCAGCGTCTACGACTTCGACGTCGCCAGAGCTTACGGCATAGACGTCACAGTGCCGTTTGACGACGACAGGCCTTGGGGCGGTGACTTCTGGGTCAACAAATGGGGCGGATTTAATGGGTCCGACGCATCGGTGAGGATTCCCGGGAATCCAAATCAGACGCAGAAATACGCCTACATACCGGACCCAAACAACGGGGCGTTCGGTGGCATCCTTGTTCCTGCAGGAGCAGACGACATTTTCAAGGACAAGCGTGGATCCTCATTTGCATCGACGGCGCCGTTCGTCAGCTTGTCATATTTACCACCATACCGGGACAACATGACGACGATCTCCTGGACGGGTGGCGTCGAGAACTTTGGATTATTTGATCTGCCATATTTTCCGGGGCACAACCCATTCGTGCCAGGCGGCGGCCCGTTCTTCCACAAGATCCCAAAGTCGGCCTGGCTGTGGAACCTACTGGAGTGGACAATTCGGTCATGGACCCGCGCGGTGCCGCTGTGCCAAGGCCAGTACGTCTGCCCGATCTACGACGCCGGCAACCTGTACCGGGTGGGCAATCTTTTAACGTTTGGAACAGGCCGTGAATCAGGCGGCACCATCCCGTCCTACTACGTCACCGAGGCCGGGCACGACATCCTGATCGCCAATGGCGTGGTGGCCTACAAGGACCAGGACGCCGGAGGCAACGATTACTGGTACGTTCCCGCGGTCAATCTGGCCACCTACTGCGACTCCAGAGGCTTCTTCTCCTGGAACTTCGACACCGAGAACGGCCAACCAAACATCGCCGTGCCCGTGGCCTCCACAGCCTACGACAAGCTGCGGAACTATGGCACCGGCGAGCGTAGCCAGTCGGGTGGCTACTACGACGTGACGGCCGGCGCCGACAAGTACCTGTCCATTCGATACGTCGACTTGCGCCTGCCAAACGAGCTTGGAGCCTAATTTTCGACACTCGTTTGACCCGCGTAAACATTGGGTTTTCTTCAAAATCTACAGAAAAACACTTTTCTCTGTAGACGGAAGTCTGTGGATCAGCCATCTTGATCACGTCGAAAGCAACAACAGCAAACCAAAGCAAAACATGAGCAACTTCACGCTGCGCGATACGTTCAACGGCCGCAACATTTCCAAGCACCGCACACTCAGAGCTGCGTTGGAAAGTGAACGCAAGTTCATTAAATCGGTTCGCAAATCAAACGGACCAAACTCCTACATTCCGACCAAGATACTTTTCAACGGAGAGCCCCTGAACGAAGCCATGATGAATGACGCCATCAACATCGGAATCCAAATGATGAGCAGCCATTGATTTTCCACCAGGGGCGCGACTGGTCAACGCGCAACCAAAGCAAACCACAGCAATCCACAGCAATGAACCTGAACAACCTGATTAGTGCCCTGATGATCGTAGAAAGCGGAAACAACGACCAAGCAATCGGCGACCAAGGCCGGGCACTTGGACCGCTCCAGATTCACAAGGCGGTCGTCCTAGACGTGAACAAGTTCACCGGAAGCAACTATCGACACCAAGACATGACCAACCGGGTGGCAGCCCGGGCAGTATGCCAGGCCTACCTCGAGCACTACGGCCGCGGAAAGAGTCTGGAGGAACAGGCTAGGATCTGGAATGGCGGCCCAACCGGTGACAGGAAAGAGGCGACGGTGGCTTACTGGTCCAAGGTAAGAAAGCAGATCAAATGACATTCACCGAATTACTAGATCAGAATAAAGATATCCGCGATGACAACATTGTTGGACCGCAAGTTGGTTGCTCTATCAAGGCAATGTTAATAGTTAACCAAACAACGATTGCGTTTCTATTTGCACCCTATCATTGCTGCGATATGACTAAAATGATTGCGTTTGCTCAATTTATACTTCCCGATGTTAATACTATTTTAACATTCAGCGGAAACGAATTAGACACTAGCTATTTGTTAAATAAAAACGATTGTTGGAAATGTATTTGTATAAATTAAATGGAAAAACCCAAAACCATCAACGTGACCAACGAAACCCACAAGGCTCTCAGGGCCTATTGCCTGCAGGCCGGCCTCAAACTGCAGGCCGTGGCCGATAAGGCCATCCAGGCCTGGCTGCGAAAGGCCTCGAAGTGAAGCGGATCCTCGCTATTGATCCTGGCCTGAGCGGCGGCATTGCGCACTTCTCCGATGGGCGGGTGATCGTCGAGCCGATGCCGGCCAC